GGACCCGCAGCCTCATCGGCCATATACCGTGGGTTCGCTTTCAGAAAATCAGCGTATTCACCCATGATTTTGTCTTGCCCGCCCTGCCCTTTGCCGTAAACGGCTTGCAGTTTGGGGTCGGCAGCAACGGCTCTCAGCAGTGCCAGTGGTGCACCTGCCGTAACGGCGGTGCGTCTATCTTGGCCAGCTTGCTCCATAACGGTGCGTTCCAGTGCGTTTTGCATCTGCGCACCGCCCAGTCTTTCGGCTGAACCCGCTTGTCCTGCAGCAGTAAGCGCGGTGATGCCCGCATTGACCATGCTGGTGGCTTGGGTGCGTTTAACGTCAAATTCTTTAGTCAATGCGTTGATGGAGTCTCGTTTACCGTTAAGGACAATCTCGTTGCCGTCTTTGCGCAGTGCCCTGCGCTGTTGGTTGTCCATCACGCCCTCGCTGCGGCGAGCAGTTTCTATGCGCTCAAGGCCGTCTTCGATGCGCTCGCGTGCGGTCTGCAGTTTCTCAATGCCTTCTGTGTACCCCTTGAGGCCCGCTCCTAACCCCTCACCAATGTTTTTTGCCGCAAAGCGGGAAGAGCCGCCCATGATTGCAAAACCGGCCTGCAGCATTGCCAGTGGGCCGAGGTCTTTTTCCTGTTTGCCCAGCTTATCTTCTCGTGCTTTAAGCCGCGCTTCTTGCTTCGCGCCCAGCACCCCGCGTTCTTTTATTTCACGATCAAGAGCTGCACGTTCTTCCGCGTTTTGAAATACGGCCAAGTTGGTCAGCGCTTCGCGTTCCGAAGCAAAGGGCTCGGTCACATCCCCTGGCTTGGGCATGTTCCCCGCGTACATCCTCTTGATCTCGTCCATCGTAGGTATCTTGTCTTGCGACGGCGCAAAACTCGACGCCGCAGCGGCGGGGGCGGCGGGGACTACGGGAGGCCGTGGACCAGCAGCGACCTTGGGCGCGGCGAGGGGAGGTGCAGGAAGTGCAGGAGGTGGTTTGAACGCGCCCGCGTTCATTGCCATTGCCGTCTCTGCGGCAGAAGGCTCCGGCACCGCTCTTGGAAGTGCAATTGGGCTAGTTTTAACCGCTTCCTGCTGTTGCGCAGCGTAATCTTCCCGACGCCCTGCTTGCAACTGCTCAGGAGTCCGCATGATAAAGTTTGGGATACCTGTTTTCTTAAAAACACGAAGGCGACTGCGGTACGCGTCCAGGCTTTCTCCCGGTAGCCGGGTAGGCTCCTCTTCGGGTAACGACACAGGCGTCGTGAAGTTACGTTGCGCTTCTTCGTTTCTTAGCCGATTCATGCGGTCGTACGAAGTTTCGTAAGGCTGTACGCCTTGCACCAACCCCCGGTCCTGATACCTCGGCACATCACCGCCATCAGAGAACGCCACGATGCCACCCTCGGCCATGCGCTGCATATTGGGCGCTGGGAGCTGGCCGATGCCGACATCCTCGGGCATGGGAGAGGCCATGCTGGCAAGTGCTTGATCGTTCACTTTCAAGCTTGGCTGAGCATTTAAGTGTTGTGCTGTAAGCACTTGTTTGCGGCGGTTTGCCTCGGTCATAGCTAACGCCATGATGTATGGGTTTTGTTTGTGCCCCATCGCATATCTTTGAACGGCTGCCGGATCGCCCACCGGCTCCAGTTTGCGCAGCATTGAAATCGTTTTGTTGACATCGAACATCTCAAGCCCCCATCTTCATAAGTGCCAGCTCGTTCAGACCTGCGCGTGTCTTGGCTTTGTCCTTGATCGCGCCGCCTTTTTTGCGGTTCATCATGCCGTAAGCACCTGCACCTGCAACGCCAAGACCTGCCACCTGAGACAGTGCGCTGGGTGGTGCTTGGTACATCGTGTTCACCGTGCCCAGCGGAGTGCCGCGCATCAGGCCCGACATGTACTCCATCTGCTGGTACGGATAGCGCTCTTGGTTGAGGAAGTCTTGGTACTGCTGGTTGAGCAACTGCTGGCGCTGTTGCTGCTGCTGGGAGCCAAACTGCCCTTGCATCCCGGCAATGTCTCTTTGCTGATTAAACTGTTGCTGCCCCAGATTGCCCAGTTGCCCAGCACCCTGTGTTGCCGCCTGCAGCCCTTGAAGGCCGTAGCCTGCGCCGTACTGGCGTGACTGCTCACCGAGCTGCTGCGCGGCTTGGCCGTACTGAGCGCCTTGCCCAGCGGCAGTCATCTGCTGGCCGTAGCCAAACTGGCGCGAAGCCTCGCGCTGCTGGAGCATGTTCTGGTACGCCTGCTGCTCGGCAAGCTGCGCCTGCATGTTCTGCCCGGAACCTAGCTGCTGGACACCAAGCTGCGCGGCAAGATTTTGCTGCCCTGTGGTCAAGCCCGCTTGTTGATTGGCAAGCGCTGCCTGCATGGCTTGGTTTGCGGTAAGCCCCTGCGTCTGAAGCTGAGCGGCAAGGTTCTGCTGGTCCCGAGCAAGCCGCGCCGACAGGTTCTGCTGGCCAGTGGTCAAACCCGCTTGCTGGTTTGCAAGTGCCGCCTGCATAGCCTGTTGGGCGCTAAGTCCCTGCGTTTGCAGTTGCGCAGCTTGGTTTTGGACGTTGGCTTGCTGTTCTGCGCTCAAGTTTGCCAGCGAGGTTTGTGTGCCCGTCTGCGTTCTGAGCTGCTGCGCTCCTTGTTGCGATGCCAGATTTTGCTGGCCCACAGTAAGGCCCGCCTGCTGATTAGCCAGTGCCGCTTGCATTGCCTGCTGCGCGTTTAGTCCCTGCGTCTGGAGCTGCGCTGCCTGATTTTGCACGTTTGCTTGCTGCTGCGAAGACAGGTTGGCAAGTGCCGTTTGCGTTCCTGTTTGCGTGCCCAACTGCTGGATGCCAAGCTTTGCGGCAAGGTTTTGCCCGCCGACAGTGAGTCCTGCCTGCTGGTTGGCAAGCTGCGCTTGCATCCGCGCCTGCTGCTCGGTGTTGAACTGCTGCTGTGCGTTCTGAAACGCTGCTTGCTGGCCGGTGCCGTAGATGTCGCTCTTGAGCTGCGCAAGATCACGCGCCTGCGCAGCTTCTGTAACTGCCGTGCGGCCACCACCAAACGAGCCTTGTTGGATAGCCCGTGCCCGTTGCTGCCGTCCAGTGAGCGCGGACTGGCGCTCGGCTTCGCGGGTCTGCTTATCGACCACGCTCTGCATGAACGGGTTCATGTAGTCTTCTGCGCTGCCGGGTTGGGTGAAGCTCTGTGTGCTGGCACGCTCGGCAGGCCCCATCTGGTACTGCTGCAGATTGGGGTTGTAGTCCGTCTGCGCAGCCCGCATCTCAGGAGTGGCGTACTGCCCGCCCTGCACTTGTTGTGCAGGCCCCATCTGAAACGCCTCAATGTCCGGGTTGTAGTCCGTCCGGGCGGTGCGCATCTCAGGCGTGTTGTACCTAGATGCAGGGTTTACCCGCTCAAACGAGCCCATCTCTTGCAGATTTGCCATCTGCGGCGCGTCATACTGCCCGCCTCGCACTTGCTGCGCAGGCCCCATCTGGTACTGCTGCAACTCGGGCGCGTTAATGCCCATGTAGCTAAACTGCTCAGGCCGGTACTGCGCGGGTGCTTGAAACTGGTTTTGAAAATTCCCTGGCTGGTACTGTGAGTTCAACGCCCGGTATGCCGCTTGCTGGGTGATGTTTGACGCTTCCCCGGTCTGTCCGGGGACTTGCATGTTGCCCACGCTTGAAAACGCTTTTTCCTGCAGAGGAGAAAACTGCGCAGTCCGCTCGCCCCCGTACTGCTGGTACGGGTTTTTATTGATATCTGTCAGCGCACTTGTTCTGCCAAGAATTTCCTTGGCGTACGGCTTGGCCCAGTCCGGCACATCGGAGATTTGTGTCTGCGTGGCAGGTGCGCCGCCACCCCCACCGCCGTCCATGCGGAAGACAAACCATTCAGGGTTGAAGAGCCATTTAAGCAAGTTCATAGCGTAATCCTCATCACTTGATGGGTGTTTTCCATGCCCATTTTTTCATACATCTGTACGAGCGTGCCTCTGGCCCAGCACTGCGCTTTCGTCGCGCCATACGCCCGCATCCAGCTCTTGGCTTCTTCAAAAACATGGGTTCTGACAACACTTTTGCCGCCCATGAGGTTGACATGTGCAATGCGCTCTCGCGGGTAATCCACAAACTCTAACGTCACAGCCCCTGTAATGCCCACATCGGGCTCCTCCCACACCAGCAAAAACGTCTTGCCCGTACGCACGGCGTACTCAACTTGCTCAATTGTTATCGCGCTGGGGTCAAGGTCGATGGCTTTTTGCAGCAACGGCGCGGCAGTCGGCCAAACCTGGGGCAACTGGTTGGGAGTGATGTGGTACAGAGGCATGTTCAGGCAGGGAGGTACTTGTCAGCGCGGGGGTTGTTGGCTACTTTGCCGTTGCCCACAGTTTTGCGCCGCGCTTTTTGCACGCGGTCCATCATGGCGTAGAGCTTGCGAGCGCCAGCTTCCGTCGAGCCGTTGCCCAGCTCAGAGACGATGCGGGCAGGCACCACGAACTCACCATCGGCAAGCCGTGCGGGTTGTTTCTCGCCAATCATGGCAGGTATCGAGTCACTCACGCCATCACCAGGGCCGCGCAGGAGCCTGCCGCCGTCAGAATAGCCGCCCAAGTCAGTGATGCCGCCACCTGCAAAACCTGTAGAAACGCCCGCATACGGATCAGCTTCTGCTACAGGTTGCGTTGGTGCAGCCGAAGGAGGCGGCGCAACATTTATGTATGTCTGCGTCTGGGGGTCGTACTCGTACGTGTACTCACCGGCTGCAACTGGCGGCACGTAGGGTTGTTCAACGGGCATAGACCTGTTTGCAGTCGGCAAAGCATCCTCGCCCTTGTAGCCCTGTGCAATCAACTCTTGCCGCTCAAGATCGTCAAGTCGCGCACGCGCCACCGGGTCTTCAACGGGCGCTGGTGCTGCCGCAACCCTGCGCCTGCCCGGAGATGGGGCCGCTTGTGCAACAGGCGCAAAGGCATACGCGTTCCCGCTGTACCTGTTTTCGTCCGTAGTGCCGCCTTCGGCCATGCGCTCCATACCTGTAAAGCTGTCGATGCCCATATCCGAGACGCCGCCACGGGCGTTTTGCATATCAAAAATGTTATTTTCCGACATCTGCTCGACGGGACCGCCTTCAGCGTACTGGCGTTCAAAACTTGGATTGAAGAAGTTGCGCTGCCCACTGACCGGGCCGGTATACCCGGCTTCGGGGTCTTCCACGCGTCCGGGATTGAACGTGTACTTGTACTGTTCCGTGTCAGCCGCAGGTGGTTTGAACTCAGGTTGCTCAAGCAACGCTGGGGCCATGCCCGCCGCACCAGAAGCCATCAAGCCCTTCATACCGCCCATGCCGCCTACACTGCCCATAAAGCCCGTGCGGCCCGCTTCTGTGCCCAAAGCGCCCAGCCCTTGGCCCATCTGAGAAAAATTAGCTCCAACGCTTGGCGCTCCCATCCCTACGTCTGCCATAGCCCCCACGGAGTTTGCCGAGCCTGCAGCGCCTGCACCCATCAGACCGGCACCAAGCCCCGCGCCACCGTATGCGCCAAGACCTGCCATCAAGCCTTTTTGCAAACTGCCCGTGCGAGCAGCTTCAAAGCCACCCATGCCGAGACCGACCATCATGGGCGTTGCAGCGCCGCCAGTAGCGGCAGTGATACCGGCACCGATAAGCATCGGCAGCATCTTATCCAAAAAGCCCGCTTCAGGCAGGCCCGTTTGGGGGTTAATGCTCAGTGATCCGCCAGCGGCCATAGCTAGCGCTTGTAGCCCCTCGACTTCTCGGGGAGACATGTGGACAAGCTGTGAATCTGGGCCGCGTCCTTGCGCTGCCATGCGCTGTGCGGCGAGTTGCTGAAGGCTCATTGGTGCCTCACAAAGAAGGGGTTGGTCGAGTCTATCATGGGGGTGTTTTTTAGCCAACTTTCCAGTTGGTCCCGTCAGAGTACACAGGCGTTAAGACCGCACCGCCTCCGGCGACCGTAGCACCAAAGCTAGGCGTCAAAGCGTCGGTCACAAAAGCCCTTGATCCTGCGCCTGATGTGACCGCACTGGGTAGCGTAGCTACGGTGTAGTTCGTTACTGCCGGGACAATACTGGACACGCCAAACTGGCGCAGCGTGTTGTCGAGTTGATTAAAGTACAGGCGTAAGGTATCCGCAAACTGGTTCTGGTACCGCGACTCGTACTCCGTGGGAGCCGCAGGCAAGCGCGGTGCCGTAACGCGTGTGAGCGCAGCGGTAGAGGTGACGATCAGTGTCATACGGGTTTTTACCTACGACCATCAGGACGCACATCGAGCGAGGGCACGCCCAACTGCCACTGCACACCCAACCCGTCCGAGCTGACCTTGAACGCCATCTGCCTGCCCCGGATACGCGTGTAAACGATCTGGGTGAACTGCTGCACCGTGTAGTTCCGTTGGTTCTGGTAGTTCTGGGCGCTGGTCACTGTGGGCGTATCTGCCGTGTTGTAGTTGGCACCGGGGTTCTGCCGTGGGCGCAGCGTGAACGTGACCTGCGGGTTGTTGACGGTAGAGCCGTCAAACGTGATGTCCGGAATCATGCGCCAAGCAAACCCGTAGTTGTGGCCGTCACCTATGTCAAAGTCCGCTGACTGAATGTACGCGCTAATTGGCACGGGCGGGTTCACCGAGGCATCATTGACGCCGTTCTCGTGGTAGACCAGTATGGCGTTGCCGCTGTTTTCCCCGGTGGCCGACGGGAAGTTGCGCAGCGGTGTGTCAAGCCACGCCGTGCGAGTCAAGTTGCCGTACGACCAGATGCGCTCCAAGTGGTTGTATATAACGTAGCGGTCAATCACGGTGGAGCTAGCCGAGCAGTAGAACCACCAAATCTCGTTAAAGCCTTCGTTGGTCCCTGCAAAAAACTGGTACTGCTGCTGCAAGTTGATATCGCCAAAAATGTACTGGCGAAGCGGGCAGTACAGCGTTTCCACGCGGCCTGAGTACATGTAGAACTTATCTAAGCCAAGCCAGTACGTGACGTTGGCCGCAGATGTCATGGCGTTGGGACCGGCAATTGATATGTTGTCGGCCAGAATCTGAAAGCCCCAAGCATCCGGTGGCCCGATAAACTGCATGGCGTACAGCGCTGCGTCAGTCCAGATCAAAATCTCCTGCCGCGCCTGCATAGCACCAACAATCTCGGAGCCGTTGCTTAAACGGTAGAACCCGGCGTCGTTGGTTTCCAGTGGCTCCCACACAAGTATGTCTTCTGCGTCAGACCAGCGGATAAGCAGTGGGTCAAGTGTTGTTGAGCCCTGCACGTTGCAGCCAAACGCAATGACAAACCGCGATGCATCAGAGACCATCACAAAGTTGCATATGGTGGGGCAGTAAGCGTCTGCTAGCCAGTACTGGATTCCGTTTTGGGTGTTGGTGTTAGTGGAACTTAACATTTGCGCCCGGTTAAACACCGTTGGCGTATTATCAACCACCCAATAGTACAACGCACCCCCTCGTGGGTTGAGCACCAAGTTCTGGCCGAAGTTGGCCTCGCTCCACAGACGAAGCTGTTGGCCGATACCAAGACCTGTTGGAGCGGCTATACCCCACCCGGTAGCTGACGAAGGATATTGATAAATACTGGCACCGTTTGCATGTGCAGCCGCAGTAGTGCCGGATACACCACGCGTTATGGTGCCCTGAAATGTGGTTGCCGTTACTGCGGTATATGAAATACCCTCAGTGTCAATATAAATTGTCCCGCTGGCAGCAAAACCAGTTGTGGACACCACGGTAATAGCGGTTGTAGAAACCGCAGTAACGGGAGTGCCGCCGTTTATTGTTGTTGCAGCGCTTGGGCCAGAAGAGCCGCCCCAGCCCCCCGCGCCCCAACCGACGTTTGCGGTGTACACCGCGCTGCCCGTAGTAATCTGGTAGGCAAACGTAGCGCTGACCGCTGGCGTGCCGCTGCTCGAAGCTGTGCCTGTTACAACTATGGAGTACGTACCTGTTGTCAGGTACGTAATCCGGTGCTCGCCGTTTATGTTGGCCGCAAGGACGCCATTAACTGGGCCAGAGGTAGCCGAGATAGTCACAAAGTCGCCGGTCTGAGCGCCGTGTCCGGGGTCATTGATGACCAGTGTCGTTTGCGTGCCGGTGTTGGTTGCAGTGTTGGTTGTAAATGCGCTGGCCACTGCAACGGCTGTGTCCCTGATTGGCGTGATGTCGTAGAAGCCGCCGCCCGTGCCGTTTTGGATGTAGTATTTCAGGTTGGTGCCAAGCCCCAACAAGTTAAAACCAGCAAGGTTCAACCAGTTCAACAGGGATCGACATACCCCCCACAGCGTGCCTGTGCTGGGCTGCAGCGTGGATGTGTTGGGGCCGCTGTCTTTAACCCAGCCCCCCAGCTTTTCAGGGTAGCCTGAGCGAAACCGCACCTTGTCCATCTCAAACCACGTACCCTCATTGGCAAGCGTGGTTGATTCGCGGTTGACGCCGGGACGCAGTTGAAGTTTTTGAAGCGGCATTGTGGACCTTACGCCATGTCGGTTGACTCAATTTTGACGCTTGCAAGCCTGCGCATCCAGCCTTTACCGAACGTAGCGAAGGTGGGCAGACTCTTGTAGTGGGCCTCGCGCAAAGCGCAGAATGCCGCGATCATTTCATCTGCGGGCTTGGCTGTCACGGCAGCTATCGTCTTGGGTCCGATCTGTCCATCCGCAGTCACTCCAGCAGCTTGCTGTAGAAATTTACTAGCGCGACCAACACCAGCATTGACAGCAGCATCGAAAACGCACAGATCAACCCCGCTAGGAAGATCGTCCCCGCGCACAGCGTCCCAATAGCGCTTTTTGTAAAGGGGGCCAACCATTGCAGGTGTAAGCGCCCGCATGTCGGCTTCAGTGGCAGGCTTGCCAGTCCATTCTTCCCATACACGGCGGGTCACTCCTAGATTGGTCATGCCGCCCGGATCGTTGGGGTGGTTTACATATCCTTTCTCGTAATCGAGGACATGCTCCAGTGCTTCTTCCCAATTGTGCTTCATTTTGCAGCCTTTGATAACAGATCAGTCTTGGCTTGGGAGCCAGCAGACGAGCCGAAGTAGTAGGCGATGATGCCTGTCCACGCCGTGCCCAAGCTGCCCAACATCATCAAGATGGCCGGATTGCTGCTGTCGATCTGGTTGAAGAACATCATCACCATGATGCCAAAGAAGCCTAGCGTGACTGCGCCAGCCAAGATGGGGGGCATCATGGAGCGCGTGGTAGCCTGCATGTCCCTGGCGCTTTTGCGATCCTCAACTTCCAGTTTCTCAAAGTTCAGGCCAAGCTCTTGCGCCTGCTTTTGAAGTTCAATCTCGGCCAGCTTGACCTGCGCAATCTGATCGGCTGACAGCTTGTTGCTGGAGATCATGTCTTGGACTTTGTTTTCGTCCACGCCAATGGCCTTGGAGATGGCAGACACGGCCATGCCAGCAAGCGGGCCACCTAATGCGGTGGCAATTGTTGGTGCAATTTGTTTTAGCCAGTCCATTATTTCACCTTCAGTTTTTCGTACAGGATTGCAATGTCTTGTCGGTTGTGCATGATGTCATCACGGTTCTTTTGGATTTCTTTTTCCAAGTCTTGGCGCAGTTTTTCTCGGGCTAACTCCGCACCCGTATTTGTTGCTTGCTTATTGTCCGATGTGACCACCAGACTGATTTTGCTGTTGAGGATAGTGACCTCGTGGCTTAAATTTGCCAGCGCAGACATGAGATACACCACACAGGTGAAAAGCAGCGGCAGGACAGCAAACGTCAGCTTTTCAATCAACGCGCCTTTCCCGGATTCGTCGGCCATGATTCGCTCCTTTACTTGGCTTCCAGCGCCTCAAGCCGCGCTGTGAGTTCTTGGATTGCTTTGACCAGCACGGGGATGAGCTTGCCTGCCGACATCTCCAGCTTCTCAGGATTGGTTTCGTACACCAAGGGGAACCAGCTTGCGCCCGCTGCCTCCAGAGCAGCCTTGGCTTCTTGTGCCACAAAGCCTTCGTTCCAGTCGTTCTGAGCGCGTGAGCCGTCTTGGGGCACAGGCACATAGTCTGTAACCCCGTCTTCGCGCTCCACCTCGTTGATGTACCAGTCACGCTTGTCCCACTTGTAGCGGCGCGGGCGCAAGGCGTTGATAAGGGCAAGGCCCACCGGCAGGTCTTCGATGGAGTGCTTGTCACGCTGGTCAGACAGCGAGGTGATGGACGTTACTTGGCAGCGCAGGGTTGTGATGCTGCTGTTGCCCAGGGTGATCTCGTTGCTGATGGATGTAGTGCTGGCTTGAGCGGCATTGCCGATGATAGTGTTGTTGGAACCCGACTGGAGGCTTGTCCCTGCGGTGTAGCCCAGCGCCGTATTATTGCTGCCGTCAACCCCCGTTGTCTCTGCATCCAAGCCGTTAAGCGTATTATGCCCAATGGCAGTATTGCGGCGGTTATAGATGGCGGAGTTTACGGAATTGGTGCAAGCAAGGAGCAGCGTGTTTGCACCAACAGCTACTGTAGAGGAAAGTTGAGTTGTCGCAAGACCCGCCGCTCCGTAACCAATGACTACATAACTGCTGCTGGTAGTAACAAGCTCCGCAGCTACAGCCCCAATAGCAACCGCTGAACCACCAGTTGTCTGGCTGCGTGCTGCACCGGCACCGACTACAGTGTTAGAACCCCCTGTAGTGAGCGCACGCAAAGACCCAGCCCCGACCGCAGTGTTATATGAAAGAGTGGATGGGTTAGATGTTTCCAGCGCTTTATATCCAACAGCCGTACTGCCTTCAAAGTCAAGGCTGGCACCAACGGTTGCAACGGCAGTGGCAAGCGCACGGTATCCAATCGCTGTTTGTTGGACGTTAGATGCAGTTGCAGCCGCGCCTGCTTGAAAGCCAAATGTGGTTGTGCCCACCGGGTTGTTCGGGCCTTTGCCCACAGTCAGGGTGTTGACTGTGATGTCCGTTGCAAACGTGCTGCCTGGAGTTACCGTAGTCCACGAAAAGGCTGAACCCGTCCATGAGAGGTAGCTGCTGGCAACTGTTGGTGCTGCAATAAATGTAGTCGCGCCTGCGCCGCTTTGGGCGGGTATTTGGTTGGCTGCGCCCCCGGCAAGGTTTGTTGCTGTGGTTGCGCTTGCTGCGCTGCCCGTGGTGTTTTGATTTAGCGTGGGGAACGTGCAGTTGGTCAGGGTGCCAGACGCTGGAGTGCCCAGCGCCGGAGTTGTTAAGGTCGGGCTGGTCAACGTCTTGTTGGTAAGCGTTTGTACACCTGTGGTTGTTACTGCCGCAACCCCATTTATGGTTACGATTCCGCGAGAATTATTTATTTCAAAATTGGTGCTAGCGGCTGAGTCGTAGCCGATATACCCACGCTCGGCATCTAGGCTGTCTGTGAGTGATATCCGGCCAACCTGCCCAACCCCTAATCCTGAGTTATCTGTGTCTTTAAGCGTCAGTATTGGAGAAGCATTTTCAATAGCCACGTTGCCTGAAAAAGTCCCCGTTGTTGCACTGACATTACCGCCAGACACGCTCCCTGAACTACCCGTGGTGTTTTGGTTCAGTGTGGGGATGTCAGCAGCCGCGATTGCGCGGAATACAGGTACGCCTGCAGCAGCAGTAGGAGCAGCAAGAAAGAATTTTGCCGTCTTGCTGGCGTAGGGATTTTGCGTGTCGCCGTAGCTCGCAGCAAGGCTAATTGCCGGGGTTGCACCGCCGCTGGAATCAACTGGGGCAGTTCCTGTGACGCTGGTAACTGTGCCCGAGCCAGTGCCTGCGCCGATAGCCGTGCGGAAGTCTGCTGCGTTTAATGCACTGACCGTGTTGTCTGCGTTAAACCTGGGGAACGTAACTGCTGATGGATTTGTCAGCGTGAACATGTTTCCGCCAACCGTGGTTGAACCAATGGCTGTGCGGAAGTTCGCATCGCTTAACGCGCTTACCGTGTTGTCGGCATTAAACCGTGGGAACGTGATGGCTGACGGATTGGTCAGCGTGAACATACTGCCGCCAACCGTTGTTGCGCCAAGTCCCGTACGAGCACCCGCCGCTGTAGTTGCCCCAGTGCCACCGTTGGCTATAGCCAGCGTGCCAGAAACATCTGTGGCAAGTGCAACTTGTGCAAGCGTAGAGTTCGTGCCGTCCGAGCGCAGCACACGGTTGGCCGTTTGTGTGCCCACCAAGGCGTTGATGGCTGTCTGCTGGGTGGTCTGCCCGGTGCCGCCGTTGGCAATTGGCAAGGTGCCGGTGATGCTGCTGGCCTTAACCTCATAGAAGTTAGTGCCGTCAGAAAAGACCACTACGCGGTCGTTGTTGGCAATGGTGATGCCCGTGCCTGCCGCTGTGGTGTTGCCGATGACGGACGAGTTGTAGATGGTTGCGGCAAACCCGCTGTTGTTCCATATGATGTACTGCTTGGGGTTAGGCGGTGCGTAGACGTTAAACGCCGCCGCCGTTGTCGTGGTCAAACGCAGCATGGCGTAGATGGACTGATTCAGCGCGGGAGTGCTGGTCGGGCCGGAGTTGTACGTGAGCGCTTGGTTTGCCGTGGTGACACTGACCGTCTGGTACCCTGCAATTGCGCTGTCAAAAATGTACTCAAAATTGCTGTTGGTCGTGTTGCCCCACGTACCGGCTTGATCGCCGGTGGTAATCAGCTCAACACGCAGACTGGGAGAATAGGTGGGCATTTCGGTTCCTTACCTGATTTAAGACGGTGCATCAATGTTGGTCCATCCGGGTGGCTGGTCGTTGTTTATCTCAACCCATACTGTGATGTACGGTGTGAATGTCCGGCTGTACGTGCCCGCAAATGGGAAGCCCCCAAACGTGCCACCCGCAAAAGTTGCAACTTCCGCTATTGTGATGGATGGCAGTACGTCTGTCCAACCCGGCGACTGATCGTCGTTGATGGGCTCCCACAAGTACCGGAAGGAAACGCTGTCAAGGGCGCTGACTGTTTCAGCAACAGTTGCGCGAAATATGGTGGTTGTCTGCGCCGCGTCCAGGGCTGCGACTGCTTCAGCGGCAGTGACAAAGAAGTTTATGCGTGCGGAGGCGGCATCAAGCGCTGTGGCCGTCTCGGCGGTGTTTGCAAGGAACGTGATGTTCGAGGCGGCAGTATCGGCAAGGGACGCGGCCTCAAGGACAACGGAGCCAAAAAAGCTGCTGCTAACCGCTTGATCCGAGCCCGTGGCGGTGTCTTGCGCGAGGGCCGTAAATACTGAAGTTGATGTGGCGGCGTCTTGGCCCGCTGCGCTTTCTTGGGCCTGCGTTGAGTACGTGGGCAGGGCCGCTGTTTGGTCAGCGGCTGTAGCGGTGTCTGCCGTAGATGCGCTGTAGTAAAACCCTACCGAGGTGGCAAAGGGTTGTTCCGCGAACGCATATCCGGCAAACACGCGCAGCCGTCCTTACTGGACTTGTTCGGCTTGGGGCACTTCGGGCATGGGCAACTGCGGCATTGCCTGCTCTCGGATGCCTTGAATCAAATTAGCAACTTGCTCAAACGGCTGCTTTGCCAGAACCGACATGATGTAGTTCACAGCAGGCAGGGGCAGCTTGAGTTCGATGTTGATGTTCTTCTCGTCCATGTGTATTTCCGGGTGGTTAAGGAGTGGCTATTATGCCAAAGGGGTCGCGGCCCAAGGCAGCGGCGGCTGGATGGTGGGCGGGTTGATTTGGTTGTCGATCTGAGCCTGCACAGCGGCCTCTGTTGCGTCTTTGTTGACGCCGTTGGCCCAGCACCAGCCCAAGACCTGATCTTGCGTCAGATCGGCGTATGGTGTGAACGCGCCGCCTTCTGCTGGCAGCGGGAAAGAGCAAGTGGAGTACACAGTGCCCGAGTACAGCCCGTCAATGCCGGAACAGCGCCAGCCTGCGGTCAGGACAACTTCAGGAGGGGTTGCGGTGGTGGGAGTGGTTTGCATCCACTCAATTGTCCAGGTGATTGTGGTCATGATTTAAGCTCCTTGATTGACGGTAGAAAACATTTTTGCAACTTTTTCAATTTGGTCGCGTTCGCAAAAGATTGACAGTGTGTGGTCTTTGTCAATTTCAATTAAAGCCTCGACCATTT